TTAAAATTCTGCAACATAGGCCTCATTGAAATTAAATGCTTATCATGTTTTTTTCTTAAATACTCCTTAGTAGGAAAAGAATCATTCTCATCTATAGTACTCACCTGTTCCAAAAAACTTCTCATAGACATACTATTCTTAGTAAGAAATTCACAAACACGCTTATCAAAAACATGGCCTGGATTTCTGGTCTTAAATTCTTTAACAATAATAGATACATAATCATAAACTTCAGAATTCCCAATACATAGATAGGCGACAGATAATAATTTTGCATAAAACGTATCTATATACTGGTTTGACTTATCAGAATTACCTATTCTGAAAACCAAATCCTTAAAAGGCCTATATGGATAAATACCTTGCAACACACCATCTTCATAAACAAAAGCCATCTGATTTTTCAAAAAAGTTATACCAGGAGTACAAGAAACCTCCCTAAAATAAGAACCCATTTTTTGAAAATGCACTACTGCATATAGAGGTTTTGTAAAACAATATTTAAAGGTCAAACCTACTTGTTTACAAAATAATTTATAATCGTCTAAACTAACTTCAAACAATTCTCTAATTTTTTTTGGCCAAGACATAAACATATCATCACCTGAAAAACTACCAGTGATCAAATAAAACTTAATAGAAGTTTTAATAAATAAATATATGGAGAATCTTTATATTTTTCTAATTTATGTATCTTATACATATTAAAACATAAATTTTGATAAGCTGTATTCCCATGACTTGTCTCAAACTTACCCGAAAACATCATTCCAAGCACATATTTAACTTCTTCTATACCAACAAGATAAAGGAACTTAGAAGTAAACCTAAATATAATATCAGACATAATAACCTTCATAGCATCAGTATCGTATTTATAAAAACATCCAAAAAAAATTCCAACAGCCATTAAAACCTTATATATCAAACTCTGGTCGAAACTCTTGACATCAGCTTCCCCATGCTCTCTCTCTCTCAAATCGGGATAATCAACATAAATTGCTTCATGAACATCTTCTTTAGCTTCATGATATTCATAGATAGATAAATACTCCCCATCATTCAGACTAAAACCTATTACATATCCGGGAGTTTTCAAAAGAGCAAAAATTCCCTTCAAATATATATGAGATAACATAATAAAATGAGCAGGCTCCAAATAGAACAATCTAACTTTCTCATGCATAGCCTTCAAATCATCAAACGTATAAGTCTCCAACGTATTTAATATTTCATTTTTACGAGATTCCCTACAAACAGATTCTCCGGGAAATACCTTATTATAATAACCTCCTTTCAAAGCATCATTTTCTAACTGTTCTAAAAAACGCAATATAAAATCAGCTAATTCATAGGCCATAGATTTTTTAGTTGGAGGACTAGACCTAACGGTAACTTCTCCCGTTGATACATTATACAATTTAACATTATTAAAAGGGCTCTCTCCTACAGAAGTAGCATATTGAGTTATTACATCAACTAAAATATCAGATTGAGGAAGAAAAAAATCTAATCTATCTTTATCTTTATGACCTACTTCATGTAACATTCTAATTATTGCCGCAAATATCAATGATTGTGTTATATCAGGACCAGAAACCAAATTATTAGAAGACATTTTTTGTAAATTCTGGTAATAACCTACATCATAAACTCCTGAGACTGCTGCATGAGGAAAACCTAATAAACTACCGTAATTACAAGAAAAACCACTACCAAATTTATTAGAAATTTTAGACCTTATACCATCTGCCAAAAGTAAATACAAAGGAACATCTACTAAAATTTTAGGAAAATCATACAACCTTACTTGACGAGGAACAACATTATACATAGTAACAGTAGTCATATGCAAAGGTTGAAACTGATAATATAACAAATACTTAGTAAATTTATTCAGAACAATTTCACTAAAAGCTGATAACAATCTCCTTTTCTTAAAAAACTCCATAGTAAAATAAGGTAACCAAAAGCAAAACTGATCTACCATATCTTCTGAATCAACAATTTCCGGAGTAAAAACATTTTCCAAACCATCCCAATACAGAACTTGCTTTAATCTATCATACTTTAAATTTTGCACCAAATGACGAACATAAGATATCTCAAAGTCTGTCATGTTATTTCGATTCTCTTTTTTGCACTGCCTTACCAAATAATAAAAAGTTATTAATTTATCCGTCCTAATGAAAAAGTTTACGCCTGAGAAGCAAAACAGGACTTTTT